TCATTTTTCGTCTTACAGCATCTGTTACATCTGTCATATTTCCATTAACACCATATTCTGCTTTTTTGATTTGAAGTCCTGAAGCATGTCTTTCAGGAGGAGCATTCAAACTTATAGATCCACCATCTATTTCTTCAATTGTAGTTGATGATCCTCCATTAATTGTATATGTAATTTTTAAAGTCTTTACTTGACCTGGAGCAGGATCTTCTACATTCAAAGAATGTGTTGATATACTTAAATTTAATATACCATCATTTACTAATCCTGTTATTATTTGTGTAACATCTTTTGATGCCGAGCTTGTTCCATATGTCGCACTTAAAATATTAAGTCCACTCATTCTTATTATGATGAGAATACTACATTTGCTACGCCTCCCATAACTCGCAAAAAGTTATATGATTCAACATATGAACTTACTGAAAATGTATATTTATATATACTTCCAGGTGATTTACGAATAACTGTTACAATTTCATTTGGACTATAATCTATAGGATTTACAAGTGTTGGACGAGGATCATTTGCAGTTGATTTTAGTATACATACTTGAGTTTGACCTGTCGTATTTGTATTTAATGGAGGTTCTACATACACATTACTTAAAATTGTTTTATTGAACTGTGATCCATTTAAAGCTCCAGATGGTTGACCCTTATCATGATCTAAAGCAAAAGAATATGCGTATACTCCTGGTAATTCTGTAGTTGCTGTTCCTGTATGATGACGATAATGTTGAATTCCATTAAAAAATCCTACTAATTTCTCTGAAAATCTATCTTTACCATCTAAAACAATATTTGAACTAATTAGAATATCTCTTGCTGATTCTCCACTAGATAATTGATCACCTGATGAATAAATTGGTGGTAATAAAGTTGTAGTTAATGGAGGTTTTTGTGGATCTTCCCAATTTGTATAATTATCCCAATCATTTTGAAGAATACGATCACTTCTTTGTGCTACCCATACAACTCTTGTACATAAATTAGTCATTGCTAATTCTATATCTTCTCCAACACTATATTGATTATCCATAGTTACATTATTAACTTCTGTAATCACAAATGAATGTTCATTTTTTGCTATATGTGCCATCTCAGAATCTGAAACAAAAATATAATTTGCTTCAATAAATGGTTCTAAATTCCATGTTTTTAATTGTGTATTTGATGGTAATTGTAAAGAATTAGGTGGTGATAAAAATGTAGACATTGATAAAGTATTTGGTGGAGCAATTCTTGTATATTTTGATTGAGTCGTATCTCGTATAGTAAATAATTGATACATATTTTTTAATTCAACAATAAATGAAACTTCTGAATGTTGAAGTGCAATAAGTGGTAAAGCGTTTCCTATCATTTCACAAAACCAAAAATGTAAAGGAATAGAAAGAACTCTTCCAGGAATAGATGGAGCAGGAGTTTTTGTGTTATATATAGCAGTTGGATATTGATTTAATCTATCATAAGCATTTGCAGGATCATATAAATCCACTGTATTTCCAACCATAGTATTCAAAATATCCTTTTTATTTTTATCAAATTTTAATGCCGCATATAATTTCATCCATTCACCTGTATGTCTAACTATTTCTGATCCATTAATTGTTACAGCTACATAATTAATCATATTATATCCTAAATTTTTAACCCATTGAAAATCATAACCTCGATTTGTAGATGTATCAAATGGTGAATAAATATCAGGAATTGTAACACTTAGATAACAATCATGTAAAAGTTGGGCATTACGATCACCTTTTTTTCTTAAAGTTATATTTCCTGAAGCAGGAAGACTTAATTCACTATAATTAAAATATAATTGAAAATGTTCCATTGCAAAATCTGTGTGTCTCTTATACATTGATCTAAAGTAGGTAAAGGAAGGGTTTCCTGTAACAAGAACATCTTGTGCTCCTTTACCAACTAATTGCATTAATCCTCCAGGCATCCTATTATATGTTTCATAGTTTTGATTGTTTAGACTTTACTACACAAAGAACATATTCCTCGTTTTGTATACGATGAAGTCGCACAAACACATAATCTATTAATTGTTACAGTTACTGTTTCATTTAGACTAGATTGGGTTGGGTAATCAGCTGAATTAAATGCTTTATAATCTATCCAATTTGAAGTAGGTCTTCGAATACGAGATGTTCCAAATCCAGGATACGCTAAACTATTCGTATTTACAAGAGCAGTAGATGTAGGTTGAGGATTTATTATATCTTTATTAGTTGAAATTACAGTTTCTATTCCTCTTGTACCACCAATTCTTTTAAGACGAGTCCAATCACTCGCATCTAATTTTACAGTTCCACGTTGAATATTAGAAGCCATATTATCAAATTACAGAGGTAAAAAATTCAATCTTTGTTTGAGATGTTCTAGTACCTATTCTTAAAAGTTTCTTTGTTTCAATAAAACAAGGATAATCAAATATTTCACTTGTATCAGGATCTATAACAAATAAAAATTCTTTTACTTTAATTATTTGAAGTCTACGATTTTTTCGTTGAATATTTCGTATATAAGATTTATCTAATTCATCTATTTTATAACTTGGTTTATAAGCTAAATCATCTCCTTTTGTTTTTGTATCAAATCTCATACATTGAATTACAGGTCGTTCTTTTGAATGTAATTTACGATGAATTTCACAATCTACTGCTGATTGTTTTAAAAGATGACTAATACTTTTAATAATACGTCCTTTTTCATATGAAACTTCATATAAATATTCATCAGATGTCATAAATGTTTCACGAGGTTCATTTCCTTCATATCTTTTTAAAGTCATATCATTACGACGAATTGGTACAATATTAAATCCTTCTGATGTTGTAGATTGTTCAGGAGTAAATACTGTCATATAAAGTTTTACTACTACAGTTCTTTCATCTAATGGAAGTTTACGATGAGAACAAATACGTATTGCTCTTCCAATAACTTGTTCTATAATTGCAGGATTCCAATAAGGTTCCATAATATGAACTCGACGCACATCTGCCAACGTAATACCTTCTGCAGCAGCCTTTGAACCTAAAAATACACAAAGACGATGATCTTTTATTGAATCTTTTAATGATTGAGGAAATGTATCAGAATAATCTTGATTAAATATTTGACGAGTAAGTTCACGTTCATCTCCTCCTCCTCCTGTAAATAATGCGTAAGCAGGAATATCTTTTTTCATTTCTGATGATTCTTCCCATAATCCTGATTGATTTTTTTGTAATTTATAAGGTTGAAATCCATTATGATCTAAAATGGCCGTAAATACTCCAAGACCTTCTAAAGAAAGAAATTGTGAATATACAAATTGATTATTAAATTTACCTGCTTCACCAAGATTCGCTTTTAAGTCTTTTAAAATAGCTAACATTTTAGGAGAATATTTTTCAAGACCAGAATCAGATAAAAATCTTTCAGGATCAGCTTTTAATTTTTCAATTACATCTGATTTATCGGCTAATTCAGGTTTATCATTTAAATCATCTTCTGTTGTTCCTTCAGGAATAACAAATCTAAGTTCTTGTGGAATAGCATAGTTACAAGCTAATCTTGATGTCATACGAAAAGATCCAAAATCTTCATTTAAAGATGGATTACGTGATTTTCTAGATTCTCTTTGAACTTCAATCCATCTTGTTTCAAGATAACGTTGGAATTGTTCAGGAGACATAGGAATTTTTACAAGTGTAGATTCTTCTTCAAGACGTTTAGGTAATAATCTTTCATCTGCTCCTTTGAAATATGAAACTAATCCTTGAATTCTTCGACTAAATAAAAGAGAATTTTTCATAGATAATCCATCAATAAATAATTTTGCAAATTCTTCAAATTCTGTTGGAAGACATTGAAGTTCATCTACAATATAATTTTCAGATTCAGTTAATTCAATTCCTGGTAATTCTTTTTCAAAATCAGATTTCCATTCATTTACCCATTCTTTAATATTAGGATTTTGTTTAAAATCTTTATTATATTTTACAGATGTTCGTTCTTTTTTCTCATTATAATGTGTTTCAAAAAATGGAGGATTTCTAGTTAACATAATAGTTCTTTTTACAGAATTATATTCAATTGTATCTACATCTTTCATTTTCTTAAAATAGGAAGTCATATTTGCTTCATCCCATGCCATAGCAGATTTTGTTGGAATAGTTATACGTTCAATAGGTCCACGTAAAAGATTCATTAAATAAGCAATTTCTTGAGGTTTATTTATTACAGGTGTTCCTGATAAACATACAACTTTACAATTTTTTGCTTTATAAATTCTTTCATATAATCTACTACGTATTGTAACTTTTAAAGCATAACTTATTAAATTATGTGCTTC